GGCAAAGGAAAAAGAATATGAGATTTAACGAATTTGAAAACGATGCCCGTAAGCAACTAGCTGAAAATAAAAACTTGACTGAAGAACAGTTAGACGAAATACTACCTGCCATCGGCGCTATTGGCGGCGGACTTGCAAGGGTAGCAGGCACAGCAGCAATGCGTGGCGGAGCAGCACTTGCTAAAGGTGTTGGCAAAGCAGCAGTTAAAGGTGCAGGAGCACTTGCTAAAGGCGCAGTAAAAACAGTAGGCAAAGCAGCCAGTGGTGCAGCTCGAGGAATTGGCAGAGCAGCCGCTGGAGCAGCAAGGGGTGTAGGTAAAGCAGCAGCCGCTTCAATCGCAGGTCCAACAAACAGTCCGAACGCTACTGTTGGATCACAAAGCACAGGCGGAGCGCAAATGGATCCAGCTGTGTCAAAAGAATTAGATAAAAGTTTAAAACCAGGTAAAATGATAGACCTACCGTCAAAGAGTGCAGGCGGGAAAGCAGGTCCAGCGACTAAATTTAAAGTCACAAAAAATGCCAGAGGCGAAGTTGAATTGCAAAATCCAAAGCAAATGCCCGGCGAACCAAAGAAATTTGTTTACAATAAAGATGAACTAGCAGGAATACTAAATGCAAATTAATGAACTATTAGATTCGATCACTGTAGCAGTTACTAACGAGGAACAAGACGTCTTGGACAAGATGCAATCTGTTGCTCCGATGCAATACTACGACGAGCGTTCTCAGTTCATTATTGAAAACCTTATCAAGAAAAACTTGGTAAGTAAGGTAGTTCGAAACAAAGAAACTTTGGTGATTAAAAATGACTTCAAGCCTTGTTAAAAATCTAGAAGAACTTATTAATAAAAATATAGATACTAACCACTTACCCTATGTAAGAGGCAAGAGTATCCGTATTGGTAAGTATGCTATTCGGCAAGCAAAAGCCGGGTGGTGGGTTATCTACGATTGCGAAACAAATACACAGGACGCTAGACTTTTCTGCAAGACAGCAGCAATTGCCTATGCTAAAGTTAGAAACGATAAAAACAAAGTTGTAACATTAGATAGAGTTATTCAAAAACATTACACAGATTGTATGTTTTACAAACATATACTAGTTACAACTAAAGATCCTGTCAAACAAGACATAACTAAGACTAGATATGACATAAGTTATACCGAAACCAAACTCGCTAAACAGTCATTAGATGCTATTATATTTGGCACATAAGATAAATAAAACTATAACACTTTAACATAGGATACAGAGATATGAACATTAGAGAATTTTCACGCCCAGTACAGGCAGAAAAGTTAAACGAAAGTCTAGCTAAACAGTTTGGACAGCGTATTAACTTAGACGAGTTTACACTTGAGCAATTACATACAGCTCGTAACAAACTACGTACATCATTAAGTCAAGTTGAAACTAATGAAAGTTTTAGTTCCGTACAAAAGCCAGCATATCAAAAGTCAAAATTATTTTTAGATGTTCTTAATGCAGAAATTAACGAGCGTGAGCTTGTGCAAGACGCCAACCTAGAAGAAAGTGTTATCTCTGAAGGTGAAGAAGATAAAGCAGAACTTGTTATGGCATCTAAGGACATGGTTGATCGTGTTACTGGTTGGATGGAAGACACTGCTGAAATGCAAACCGAATCTATGTTAGACCTAGCTGATGCTATCCGCGACGAAATGGGCAGTGAGCAATCAGAAGCATTTGTTAATACAGTTAAACCTGCACTAGAGCAAATGTACGATGTTATGGAAACTACTCGTGCAGCACTTACAACCGGTGTAGGTATGCTTACAGGCGAAGGTGAAGCTATGGACACAATGGGCATGGACGACATGGGCGACATGGACATGGAACCAACTGACGACATGGACACAGTTGACGCAGGTGACGAAGTAGACATGGACGGCGAAGATGATTTTGCAACTGATGCAAGTGCAGCAGGCGGCGAAGAAGAAGCAGGTCGTGCAAAGCGTGAGTCAGCTACTCCAAAAGGTAAGCGTATCAAAGAAGGCAAAGTCAAAGATGCTATGATAGGCGACTCGGAAAAAATGACAAAAGCAGAATTTGCTAAAAAGCACGGCAAAGAAGCAGCCGATGACATGTACGAGTCAAAAAAAAAGTAAATGAAGCTTTAGACGATGCGGGCACACTGCTACAAATCTTAAAAACTCTAAAGCCAGGTACAACTATTTCGTGGAACAAACTAAACAGTTACATGAAGAAAGCAGGCGTGCCACAGTTTGACTACAAATCATTTAAAGCAACATACGATGCTACTCCCCAAATGAAAGATCTAGTTAAGTTTGATCCAGAAGGTGTTACTATTAATGATGGTAGCATGGATCAAGTGTCAACAAGTAGAGATTCTGCAGATTCTGTAGGTGATATGGCAAAATCAGCAACTGATCTAGGCGATAAGCTTTAAAAAACACTTGACAACATACAACTTAGGTGTTATTATTACTACATGACATTAATAAAACCTAAGTATGAATACGAAAAACTCAAACGTGTTGAAGTAGACGGTAAACGTCGATATGCAGCACCTGGGCATGCACCTGTAGCAAGTGTTACAACTATCCTAAGCGGCACAAAAGATATGAGCCACCTTATTGCTTGGAAGAAGCGAGTAGGTGAAAAGAAAGCACAGGAAATTGTTACTGAAGCAAGTGGTGTAGGCACACGTATGCACAAGTATCTTGAAGACTACGTTGACAACGGAGTATGGACAGAGTCAGCAGGCAGCAATCCTTACGCACAACAAGCCTATAAAATGGCATGTGTTATACGTGACGAAGCTATGGGCGATGTAGACGAGATATGGGGCAGCGAAGTTCCTTTATATGTTCCAGGCATCTTTGCAGGCACAACAGACTTGGTAGGACAGTACAAAGGTAATCCTTGTATTATGGACTTCAAGCAAACCAACAAGCCTAAGAAGCCTGAATGGGTTGAAGACTACTATCTACAACTTACTGCTTATGCACTAGGACACAACGAAGTACACGGCACAGACATACGTGAAGGACACATCTTTATGTGTAGTCGTGCATTAGAGTATCAGCAGTTTGATCTATGGCCAGATGAGTTCGCAGAATGGGAACAAGAATGGTGGAATAGATGCAGACAATACTATGAGAAACATGGATAATGTTAGATAAATTACAAGAGTACAGTATTGCCGCTTTAGTTATATTTGGTATAATAATGTGGACAGCTATATTTGCGGTAGCATTTGTAGAATTCATATTATAACACATAAATACTACTAATATAACGTAGGAGAATCACGTGGCAGTAGTTCAGATCAGTCGTATACAAGTACGAAGAGGACAAGAAAATCAGGGGACAGGTGTACCACAACTTGCAGGTGGCGAGTTTGGATGGGCAGTTGATACCCAAAAACTTTACATAGGAAACGGCGCAGTATCAGAAGGATCACCTGCTGTAGGTAATACTAAAATACTTACTGAGAATGATAACTTTCTTGACCTAGCAGAAACCTATTCGTATAAGCCAGGCGAAATCGAAACTACAGTTTCAGGTAGTGAATTTAAAAGAACGATTCAATCGAGACTAGACGACAGAGTAAGTGTACGTTCATTTGGTATATTTGCAGATGCTGATATTACACTATTACTACAAAAAGCAATATACGAAATATACCTAAATCAACTTAACAAAACTAATGCCAAGAGTAGAATAGTTTTAAATGTCGAAGCAGGTGAATACACTATTTCACAAACAGTATACCTACCTCCCTACGTAACAATAATTGGTGCTGGCCGCGACAAAACAATATTTAAGAAAACAGGTAACTTTACAATGTTTGAAACTGTAGACGACAATACAGTTTATAACGGAGATTTAGATACTGTAGTACTTTCAGGACACAGAGCAGATCCTACTATTATGGATTCGGCTAGTGTGAGTAAGGGTTTATTATTAGAAAACCTTACATTAAAAACTACTGACAACCAAGGCACATTATTGATGCTTACTAGTACTAAAGATAGCATCTTCCATAATGTAAAATTTGCAGGACCAAAACTAGCAGAAGCTAGTACAAGCGTTGGTGTTGACTTGTCAGCAAAAAGTAATGCAGTTGATGTTAAACAGTTAAAGTTTACCGAGTGTGAATTTGTAGGTTTAGGCTTTGGCGTTGTTACTAACCACAACGTAAACAATTGTGTTTGGGAAAACACAATCTTTGACAAACTAGTACAAGCATTTAAGTTTGGCGAAGCGATGGAAATAGGACAAACTGCTCCTTATAACAATTGGATCAGCCGTTGCTACTTTGAAGACATAGATGAACACGCAATACATATTAATGCTGGTACACGTAACATATCTAATAATAACCGATTCGGTCCAAGCGTAGGTAACAATGCAGGCTCACCAGCAGAAGCAGCCTACTCTATAATAAAATTTACTGAAACAGGCAATTCTTCGGTTGACGACGACTTCGATAGAACGTATAATTTAGCTATAGATCAAACGTATGTTAGTTCGCAACCTTATATTGCTGACGTTCAAGGACCTGTGTTTCACAACTACGGGTTTACACAACAAGTTGAATGTCCTGTACAAAGTACAGATGTACTATTGTTTAGAGTAAGCGCAGAGGCTACTAAAACTTATACAATTGACTATGAATATGTGTCAACACAAGTAAGTAGAAATTTTAGAAGATCAGGCGTATTAACAGTTATGATAAACAGAGAAACTAACGCAACATTTGTTACAGACGATTACACAACTACAGGTACTGAAGTGCCTGATGAAAGTTTACAGTTTAGTGCTAACCTAATTCAACATGGTACTGACACAAGCTGCCAAGTAAACTATCAAAACCAAATAGACCAAGGAACCATGACTTACAAAATTAATGTTAAATCATAATGTTTGATCAGGGATATGAGAATAGATTACGTGACTGGTCTGACTTTCGTCTAGCTTTAGAAACACACGCTGACCCTATACACTATGCTATGGAAAAGTATACAGACGCTCCAACAGTGAGCATGCATACTGATCCGTGGACACAAGAAATGTGGCCTAATCCTTGGGAACTAATAGAAGAAAACACCTACTGTGAATTCTGTAAATTGTTAGGAATTTGTTATAGTTTACAGTTAACTGACCGCTTTTCCCAAGGCAATTTTGAGATACATATTGGTATAGACGATGTAAAAAGTAGCTCATACTATTTGCTTTTCATCAACAATTTTATTATAGGATACCGGGATGATACATATATTTCCTCAACAGAACTGCCATCATCGTTCCGCTCGCAACAAGCATATCCAATGCCCAGACTTAACTAAATATTCAATCAAACAACAAAAAGAAGATTAGGAGAAACCATGTCAAACGGAACACAGATCGTCAAACGTGACGGTACAAAAGAACACCTTAATATAGATAAAATTCACAAAGTAGTAGCTCATGCGTGTGAGGGTCTAGCAGGTGTAAGTAGTAGTCAAATCGAAATGAACGCTAATCTTCAATTTTATGATGGTATGACTACAGCACAGATACAAGAAATATTAGTACGCAGTGCAAACGATCTTATTAACTTAGATGTTCCTAATTATCAATATGCCGCGGCACGTTTATTAAGTTATAGTGTTAACAAGCAAGTATTTGGCGAGTATGAAGCTATTAGTTTAAAACAAATGATTGATTTAAACATTGAAAGAGGCGTCTACGACAGTACAATACTAGACAGCTACACAACAGATGAGCTTGATAAGTTGGACAGTTACATCCATCACAAGCGTGACGAGAACTTTACCTATGCAGGCTTGCGCCAAGTAGTAGACAAGTATCTATGTCAGGATCGTTCTAGTGACCAAATATTTGAGACTCCCCAGTTCATGTATATGATGATTGCCGCAACTCTATTTGCGCAATATCCAAAAGAAACACGTATGCACTACGTAAGGAGATACTACGATGCGACTTCGTTATTTAAAATTAACATACCTACGCCAGTTATGGCAGGGGTTCGAACACCAGTTAGACAGTTTGCCTCCTGCGTACTTGTGGACAGCGACGACACCTTGGATAGTATCTTCGCTTCCGATATGTCCATTGGTAGATATACAGCACAACGAGCAGGCATCGGAATCAACGCAGGAAGAATCAGAGGCGTTAACTCAAAAATCAGAGGAGGCGAAGTAGCACACACAGGTATTATTCCGTTCCTAAAGAAGTTCGAAAGCACAGTGCGTTGCTGTACACAGAATGGTGTACGTGGCGGCAGTGCTACTACGCACTTCCCGTTTTGGCATCAAGAGATTGAAGATATCCTTGTGCTAAAGAACAACAAAGGCACAGAGGACAATCGTGTACGTAAGTTAGATTATTCAATTCAGCTTAACAAAACTATGTATGAGAGATTATTAACTGGCGGTGATATAACCCTTTTCTCGCCACACGATGTGCCAGGTTTGTATGAAGCATACTTTGGTGACCCAGCAGTATTCCAAGAGCTGTACGAAAAATACGAACGTGCATACAGCATCAAGAAGAAAACTATTTCAGCAATGGACTTGTTTAGTGCATTAATAAAAGAACGTGCAGAGACAGGGCGTATATACATTATGAATGTAGACCACGCAAACACACACAGCTCATTTAAAGACACAGTATACATGAGTAACTTGTGTCAAGAGATTACATTACCTACAAAGCCACTTAACCACATTGATGATCCAGAAGGTGAAATTGCGTTGTGTATCCTTAGTGCTATTAATGTAGGTACAATTAGGTCGTTAGATGACTTAGAAGAATTATGTGAACTTGCTGTAAGAGCATTAGAAGAAATTATTGACTATCAAAACTATCCAATCAAGGCTGCTGAAATTAGTACAAAAGCAAGGCGCTCATTAGGTGTAGGGTACATTGGACTTGCACATTATCTAGCAAAACACAAAGTACAATACAGCCAGCAAGAAGCATGGAATCTTGTACATGACTTATCAGAAGCTTTCCAATACTATCTATTACGTGCCAGCAACAAATTAGCGCAGGAGCGAGGTGCTTGTGAGTACTTTGACCGCACTAAATACAGCGACGGCATTCTTCCTATTGATACATACAAGGCAGATGTTGATACTATTGTGGAGAACAAGTTAAACTATGATTGGGATAGCTTACGAACTGACATCAAGGAACACGGACTTAGGCACAGCACATTGTCCGCACAAATGCCTTCGGAGAGCAGTTCCGTTGTGTCGAACGCAACAAATGGAATTGAACCACCTAGAGGCTACTTGTCCGTTAAGAAGTCAAAGAAAGGGCCTCTTAAGCAGATTGTTCCACAGTATCAGTCGTTAAAGCAACACTACACATTGTTGTGGGATATGCCAAGTAACGAAGGTTACATTAATACAGTAGCAGTAATGCAAAAGTTCTTTGATCAAGCTATTTCAGGCAACTGGAGTTACAACCCTACACACTTTGAGAACAATGAAGTTCCAATGAGTGTAATGATGCAAGACTTATTAAACACATACAAGTATGGTTGGAAAACATCATACTATCAAAACACATATGATTATAAAACTGATCCAAGCGAGTTAGAAGATGAAAAACCGCTAGAAGCTCTTCCAGTTAATGGTTTCGAAAACGAAGACGATGATGAATTTTGTGATGCATGTGCAATTTAAGGTTGACAGTACACCTAATGCAGTGTACTATATAAAGACAGATACATAGAGGAAGAAAATGGCAAAGACAGTATTCAATAAAGAAAAAGTAGACTTCACCAAACAAAACATGTTCTTCGGTGCAGATCAAAATACACAGCGTTATGATGTGTTTAAGTTCCCAGTGTTTGATAAACTAAATCAAACTATGCTAGGATACTTTTGGCGTCCAGAAGAGGTAAGTTTGCAGAAAGATCGTGCAGACTTTCAAAACTTTAGACCTGAGCAGAAACATATTTTCACTGCCAATCTAAAGTACCAAACACTACTTGACAGTGTCCAAGGACGAGGTCCATGCCTAGCATTTTTGCCGCATGTTTCAATTCCTGAACTAGAAGGTTGTATTGTTACTTGGGACTTCTTTGAAACAATCCACTCACGTAGCTACACACATATTATGAAGAATGTGTATGCTGACCCTGCAGAAGTGTTTGACACTATTCTAGACGATGAGAAAATTATTGCTCGTGCAACAAGTGTTACCAAACATTATGATGCATTTAATGATGCAGTAGATGCGTTTCAACATCGTGGCGAAGGCAACATGCATGATGTTAAGAAGAAACTATACTTGGCTATGCAAACTGTAAACATTCTAGAAGGCTTGCGTTTCTATGTATCATTTGCTTGTACCTTTGGCTTTGGCGAACTAAAGTTAATGGAAGGCTCAGCTAAGATTATTAGTCTTATCGCTCGTGACGAAGCACAACACCTAGCACTAAGCACACACGTATTAAAGTTGTGGGCGCAAGGCAAAGACGATCCAGAGATGGCACAGATTGCTAAAGAGTGTAAAGAAGAAGTTTACGACTTATGGCGTGAATGTGTTGCAGAAGAAAAAGACTGGGCAGACTACTTGTTTAAAGATGGTAGTATGATTGGTCTAAACGCTACATTGTTACATCAATATGTAGAATACATTGCAAACCGTAGACTCAAGGCACTGGGATTAGATGCTATATTTGATCAACCAGTAAACACTAACCCGCTACCGTGGACAACACATTGGTTAAGTAGTTCAGGTATGCAAGTTGCACCGCAAGAGACAGAAGTAGAGTCTTACATCATTGGCGGCATCAAACAAGATGTTGACAAAGATAGTCTAAAAGGATTTAGTTTATGATGAGTGTAATAGTATGGACAAAAGAAAACTGCCCTAGTTGCGTAAAGGCAAAAACCTTATTAGATAATAGGAAAATCAGCTACGAGCTAAGACAAGTAGGAGAAGATTGGACAAGAGAACAGTTGTTGGAAAGTATTCCAACAGCACGTTCAGTACCGCAGGTAGTTATTAACGGTGACACTATTGGCGGATACGAACAACTAGCAACTTATTTAGAAGATACCGGATTTAACGGAACAGGATATAGTTTATGATTATTGAAACACAATACAAGGCCACTGACGCAATCACTATTAAAACAATTTCAGGCGAAGAAATGATTTGTAGATTTGTAGAAGAAGACAAAGATACAATAACTGTAGTTAAGCCTATGGCATTAGTTATGGCACAACAAGGTCCAGGTTTAGGACCATATACCTTTACAGTAGGAAGCGATACAAAGATTACACTTAATAAAGCAGGTATACTCTTTGTTGCAAAAAGCGATCCTGAAATGGGTAAGCAATATATTGAGTCAACAACAGGAATTGTTATATAAATGACTGAAGTGCATCGAGTTGGCGACGAGAATACGGATGAAGCCGCAATTACTAGTTCGTTACAAAGCTCGGTGTACGCAGGCAACCCTCCCAAATTAATTGCAGTAGACGGCAGTCCAGTTGCTGGGCACGGCTCAGGATCACATGCATCACCTACAACTGCTAACGGCGACAGTTCAGTAAAAATTGATAACAAGCCTGTTAATAGTAAAGATGATGCGGACTCTTGCGGACATGTACGAGACGCCGGCGAAAGCAGTGTAATTATTGGTCCTGAATAAAGGTTGACAAGCTTTGCTATTGAAGTTATAATATATACACAATAAGGCAACAAGCGAGGCAAAATGAAAAACAAAATTATTCTAACTGACGCAGATGGCGTTCTATTTAACTGGGAATACGCATTCTGTACATGGATGGGGCAACAGGGTTACACACAGATTGATGATGGTAACTTTGAATATGATGTTGCTACTCGATTTAAAATTACTAAAGCAGAAGCAAAAAAGAATGTAAAGCGATTTAACGAAAGTGCCGCTATTGGATTCTTACCTGCATTACGTGATGCAATGTATTACGTAAAGAGATTACACGAAGAACACGGATATGTATTCCGTTGTATCACTAGTTTAAGTTTAGACAAAAGTGCATACAAACTTCGTAAAATGAATTTAGAAAAGTTGTTTGGCGCAACAGCGTTTGAACAATTAGTTTGTTTAGATACAGGTGCAGATAAAGATGATGCACTTGAGCCGTACAAAGACTCAGGATTATACTGGATCGAAGACAAACTATCTAATGCAGTATGTGGCCAAAACTTAGGGTTGAAGCCAATACTAATTGAGCATGGATTTAACATGCACGACGACATTCCAGAAGGTATGACTAAGGTAGTTAACTGGAAACAATTATACAATCACATTATAGGAGAAGAAGTATGACACTACACGATGAAATAGTACAAGCATTTAATAATTACTTGTCTGAATCAGAAACATTTGAAGATAAGAATGTTAAGGCAGCGGCTGCAAGAGCTCGCAAAGCATTGGGTGACCTAGGTAAACTTACAAAAGACCGTAGGAAGGAAATCCAAGAACGTAAGAACGACATGTGATGTGGGAGATTTGGTGTAAAGCAATCGGCACCAAAGCCTACAACGATAATCGTAGAGCAGACTGGGTTGCAATGGTACGTACCGGATGGGTATTGTTACACATTGCAACCTGCGTTGCTATTATAACAAATGCAATAGCCAATCATGGCTGGGGCTTAATAGGGCTTTAGAAAAATACGTATATAACTAAATACCTGTAGTATAAAAGGAGATCTAGTTATGATATGGATAGACTATACTATAGAATCAGCAGGTGAGAACTTTAGAATTACTGGAGACTGGCCTGGAGAAGTAATGGGCGTTACCAAGGATGGTACACCCAAAGACAATTATCTATACAAGCCCGGAGATGTATTCGTTGTTGACGAGAACGGCTGGCTATGTAAGTCAGATCAGTTAAGTGCATTGGTACTAAAATACCAGTCAAAAAAGGCATAAGTTAGCGCCAACAATTGCTTATTCTGTAAATATAGTTATAGCAATAGGAGGTCCCATCATGTGCAGTCCATTTGTACGTAAAGAAGCTAACCGACTTAACTGGTTAATCAAAGGTAAACTTATTGATAGATCTTGGAGCGATGAATCAGTTGAAAACATTTACGATTCATATTTTAAAAGACTTTGGGGTAATAACGAAAGAGCAGAATACGGCGCTCTAGGCTTTGAAGCAGCATATAAAGAACGAGAAGCAGAGATCTTTAATGAAGACATAAGAAAGGTTGCTGTTTTAGGCGGCCATTACGATTAAAGGTTGACACACTACAAAAAGTAGTGTATAAATATACTGTAACGTTGAAGCAATTCAAACGCTATACTGGACCCGGGGGCGGTACCCGGCGACTCCACCACAAACACATTAGGTTTGAAATATAACCTCTCTTTCCCGAGATGATAACTCGATATAGAGGACCTAGAAATAGGGTAAAGAATAAGAGTGCTAGTGTGTTTTTGATGGGGTCGAAATAGGATCGACAGGTAGTTAATAGAGTTAGTGGAGTTACCGGGATGTAAGCGCCGTTACCGCGAACGAACTTTATAATTGCAAACGCAAATAGAGCGCCAGAGATGGCATTAGCAGCCTAAGCTGTTACGAGGTAGTTAGGCCTTGTTACCAAACATAGCAGGAAAAGCACCTTCGGGTGCTTTTCTTATATGTGCAATGGTGTTGCACTAAAGCCACAATTTTAAAAGTAGTTTACCGTAAATAAGAAGGATTCTTATCTAGCATCATAAATAAAAGTGTTGAAAGGGCAAGCGAGTAACTTGCCCTTTCTACTATATTACACATTAACGAAAAGGATTTATAATGCGTACAGTATTTATGACACTAGCTGCAACATTGATTGCAGGATCGGCACTAGCTGAAGAAACAGTAACAAAAACACAGGCTCCAGTAATGGATCCAGTAATCACAGGTGCAGTAAATTTAGACTTTGCTGAAACAACAGCAGGCAAGACAGCAGGCGTAATGGGCATCGAACTAGACATCGATGCGCCAGGCGTTGCAATAGTAGACCTAGACTTTAAAGCAACAGACGGTAATGCTCTAACACTGGACACATGGACAGTAGGAACAACAGTAGCAGGCGTAGGCGTAGCATTTGGTGATGACAACGGTCTATTACCAGAAACAAAAGCTGACGATTCAGCTGACGGAACATTAGCAAAACCAGCAATGACAGAATCATT